TTCAGCATTGAATTTTCTTTTTGCTTTAATATATTCAAGCTGCAGTTTTTCATACTGTAATGGTGAAACTTGACTTTTTAATTCTGTTATTCTGGTAGCAGGAATGATATTAGGATTTTGTGCAATTTCTTCTTCAAACTTTACAGCCTGAATATTCTGTTCCTGACTTCTTAATCCCTGCAGGAAATTAATTTGCTGATTAACAGCCTGACCCACTGCAAGATATTGTTCATTTGTCATACCCTGTCTATCTTCAGATAATACTTTTAGATATTCAGGTAATTTACTTTGTTTATAAGCTTCAGTTGCACCGAATATATAACGACCATTTAAGTGTGACTGCCATGCAGTTTCTTTTGCAACCCTTGCTTCGTCAGGTGTTAGGTAACGATTATTATGACCATTAGTAGCATATTTACTAGCTGCATCTACAGCACGCAATGATCCTTTAAAATCACCTTTAGATGCTAATTCATATGCATTCTGAATATTTACATGCATACCATTTTTAAGTGTATCTGCCTGATCCTGTCTTTGTTCGCGGATCATCTTTTCTTTGTACTGGGTAGTTTGATTAAGTACTTGTGAACCAAATGAAGCTTCTAACTGACTTCTAACTTGAACGGGAGCCTGTGCAGATATCTTTGCTAATCCAGTCTGTAATTGATTTTGTGTTTTAGCAATTAGATCAGGTGTTAGTCTTTGCGATTGAGCCATCTGAACTTGTGCATCTGTTAATAACTTCTCACCTTGTAATGTTAAGGTTGCATGAGCCTGAGTATTATAACTTTCTTCAAATGTTTTATCGAATTCAGTGAATGAAGGCGTTAGATTACCATGAGGGTTTTTACCTTCCTCATATCCTAATTGTTTCGCCATCTGATTACTTGCTGATTGAGCGACACTTGCACCAATAGCACTTAATGTATTCTGTGATTCAGCGAACTTCTGGAATGACGATTGAAATTCAGGCGTAGAAGTTTCCTGCACCTTCACGTTTCGTTGAACGGTAGGAACAGCAGGAGTTCCCCTTACATCAGGTACATTTTTAGAAGGTGTGAATTGATCTGCCATATTAACCACCTACTCCTGTTAAACCATAACTTCCACCTGAACCGCTAGATGAACCGCTGGTAAATCCGCGGGTTGGAATCTTGTTAATTGCGTTTTGTCTGAATTCATTCCATACATTACTTTCATATGTTTTTTGATGTAATTTGGATAGAGTCATACCAGCTTTGAGTCTAGCTTCATTACCTTTCTGATTGATTCGTCTAATACGCTCATCTGCATTGAAGTTACCTACAGATTCCTGACCAAACACAAGTGCAGTACCAGCACCACCAGCAGTGCCACGTGCAGCAAATAAAGCAGCCTGAGTACCCATATTCTTTCTGAGATTGATCATGGCCTGAAGGCTTTCATCTTCAGTCTGTAATCTGGATGATTCAATATTGGATTCAATACCAGCTTGCTCAATATCAGCACCCATGCGGGCCATTTTGATTTGATCTTTTTTACCAAGCCAGTCCACTATCATTCCAGACGCTTGCATAGCTAATAAGAAGGCAAATGGCATTTTCGTTTTCCTTTTTTAAGTCTCAACCGAATAGAATATACCAATTAATTCTATATTAAATGGCTCACTGTGTCTGATAGTAAAACTTGGTATTTTAAAGTCATCCCATCCCTTCATGATCATCATTTCAAATACACCACGTTGAGGGTGAGGGGGATTTCCAATATCAACCATATCAAATGGTTCGAGCGAGATAGGAACATCGTTAATCGTTCCACCTATGGTGTTATTGAACATGAACCTGACGCTACGAATATGATTAGGTTTCGTCAGCGAAGTATTCTGTGAAGGGGGTGGTGATAATGGCATTGGTTCTATTACTAGATTAATAGGGAATCCTATATAAGCTAGATTGACTTCTACATCATCACCATGTGCTTCAAACGTAACCTGATTACCAACACCTATGGCATCAAAGCCAAAGCCATCACCTATCATTTTAACGGCTTGAGCATTGAATAATGTACCCGTTGTAACTGTACTAGCAGGAACTGCAGTTGTGGAACTATCAGGTAATGGGCCATATTGAAACGCACAATCAAGATGAATGTCCTGACTTAATTCTTCCAGAGTAAATATTGTTGAAAGAGGCCACATAACCAGATTGCTATTGCTACCAGCTGCAGTGAATTCAATCGCAGCTTCATCTGCTTCCGCATCTTCCTTGCTGTTATAAACCTTGAATGTATTAGCTGTTAATCCTATCGCCCAATAATAAGTTGATACAGCTAATGCAGGTGAAGTAGTTGGTAATGATCCTGTAGTTGTAAAGGTAACCGCTGTTGCATCAGTAGTACTGAGGTTTGATGCTACAGCTGTAATTTCAGATTGTGGTACTAAAACAGTAGGTGCAACAGCAAATGATATTGCTATTGGAGCTGCAGCCACCGCAATCTCTCTCTGCACTACAAACCAGCATCTACCATCAAAGCTACTTGCTACCTGAAGAAATTTTGCATGGCCATAATGCTGTTCCATAACCTGCGGGGTGAAGCCGGATACATTCTCAGATTGTAAAGTCTGATAAACTGCCATCGAGCCATTTTCATTTACAATGAATACGTAACGACTACCTGCACGTGCTAGATCAGCAAATGCAGTTTCATCTACCGGATTACGTATCACTTGTTCACTAGCTATGGATACAATACTAGATGTATATGCGTTGTTAATACCATCCCACATCATCGTGTGAACATCATTACCTGATATAACAATAATCTGATTATCTATCGCCTGTGGTTGCAATACACTTGCAGGAGTTGAATCCTGTAACTGCAACGTAAATGTAGAAGGTGTGATAGCTGCAATTTCAGATAATGGACTAGAGTAAATACCTGAGTTGGTATGAACAGTGATACTTCTGAATGGAACAATGAAACGAATATAGTTAATCTCATTAGATGATGGATACCAGCTAATGGCATCATCATCATCAGTTGTATAACCAGCAAAGTCTCTGTAATCATTAATAACACTAGCCCAGAATCCATTAGGCAAACTATCACTATTTGCCATTAATGCTCTATTCTGATAGCTCGAACACTTCTGTGGCCAGCCTCTTACATCTGACCATGCAGGTTCCGCAAGGAATACTAATGAACCATTAATAGCTGTTGCTACAGAGAATGAAAATGGTTGTTGTATAGCAATTGTAAAGGTGGTTGTGTCAACAGTAACACCTGTAATTTTACCTGATCCACCAGCTGCAAAAAATGCACCACCTTTATAAGTTGCATCTTTTAATAGACCATAAGCAGGATTTATAACTACAGTTGCAGTATTAGCACCAGCATTAGGAGTTACTGTAAAAGTACGAGTATCATAAGGGGATGTATCACTATTGAAATCATAAAAAGGTAAATTCTTGAATGTAGCTTGTGCATATGTCCATGTATTCTGAATAACGACATTATTTGTACCAGATCCAACATTGGTTACTGTGTAAGGATCAATATTAAATTTTGCATCATATGCAGTAGAATGTATTCTGACTGTCGTCGTTGTAACGAAGTATGCAAAGTAAGTAACACCAACTTTAATCTGTGGTGATGTTGTAGGAAGTGCATTTCCTGGAGCATCCTTTGTAAATTTTACAGGAAAGAATGTACCAACTACACCTGCATTAGTTACTGTAATAACATCGGAAGATGCAGCAGTAATAGGATTAGGCGTTATATCAGCTGATCTTGTTAAATCAAACGGTCTTTGTGTTACACCTGTAAATGCAGTACGAAATGCAGTACTTAATACTGTGCTACTGAGATTGTAAACGGTATGAGCATCAAGCGTTGTTGTAACAGTCGCAACTAGTATTCCTTCCAGATAAATGGAAATCTTCAAGGCTGAAAATACTAGTTGATATATACACTCATCGAGATACTGGAACGTCTGGAAATAAATCTGATTGGATGCAGTAATCGTATTAGTAAGTATGCTTTGAAACAGAGTACCGAATCTTTTACCTGCAGCACCAGTGGGATATGTTAAAACATTCTGTGCGGTTTTTAGACCATTGTAATATTGCTGCACTTGCGCGCGAGCATACATGTAAGGTGATAACTCACCTTTTGAGAAATTATCCTGCGACCATAATTGATACATTTATTTCTCACTTTGCTTAACCTATTTGTGGCCCAATTATACCAGTAATATTCCTGTTCGCTAAAACTGGCATGATTACTGGACTTAGCTGAGGACGATTCTGTGCATCTGTCGCTGCAGCAATAGCCAGTTGAGTAATTCTCTTTTGTTCCAGTGCACCGTAGTAATCAGGTTTCTGTGCGCTTGAGAGTGCTACAAATGCTGCAATCTCATAGATAAAGTAATTCACGAATACCATAGGCAACAAACTTACATCGGGGAGAAAAGCATACTCCATAAACATCGGAGATTGAGTTCCCCAATTACAGTAAATCAGATTGCTGTTATATATTTCGTAAACATAATTTTGCGGGATTATCCTGATATTCTTAAGATAACCAGAAGGTAATAAATAAATATTCTGCCACCCTGTGTTTGGATCTGGAATCATGGGTGACAGACTTAGTTGTGAGATCGTTATGGCAAAACGCCAATTACCAGTACCGAGCACACTAGGCAATAACATGTCATATGCCTGATCTGCAGCGATAACCAAATCATCAGCGTTATCCAAAGTCTGGATGGGAGCATGACCAAGCAACATAACTGCGAGACTCACAATTTTGGTCTTGGTCAAGGCCATAGGATCTGCTCCTTTCTATTCTTTATACTGTAGGTATCGTTGCATACCATAAATGCATTACGAACGCAGAGTTACCGGTTGTATATGCACCGCTGATATTCGACAAGTACAAGCCTTTATTGACACAGGTACTAAACGTTTCCGTTACCACACCTGGGTTCAAGTTAAGACCGATACTTACAGTTCCCTGGAATATGGTATTGGCAAGTGTAGTTGAAGCAATAACACCAGCACCGTTTGCAGTACTGTCGTATTGAATTGCTGCCGTACCACCAGCTGCATAAGCTGCAGAGTTGTAAGTCATTAATAACTGAGCTTGCTTCAATACTAATAAAGTATTTGCACCGCCATTAGCTATGAGTAACTTGGGAGCTGCGTACATACCATTAAATTCAACTGCACTGATTGGAACAGCAACATATTGGAGTGTAGTTAAAGGAACGCGCAGAGTGGTGGTACTGAATTCCAGACCATTTCCTAGCGTTACTTCAGAAGCTTCAGTCGTACCAGCAGTTGGGTTACCAACCAATGTATGTAGAGCAAGTTCCTGAAACTTGGCGAAGGTAACTGCATTGTCTACGATATCTGCAGTGTTAATTGCAGTCGTTAATCCAGTGCTTGTTACGGTGACCGAAGTTGCAGAAACAGTTGCAATAATAACGGAGAAACTTCCATCAGTACCATTACCTAAAATCCAGTCGCCAACTTTGAATATGGCATATTTGGATAAGAAGTAATTAGCAGCAATAATGGTTGCTACTGTGTCATTTGGGCTACCGTAAATGAAAATATTCGGTGCGTTAATGACAGTAGGTGAACCACCAAAAGGGGTTACGGTTTGTTGACCTTGGTTAAGGGCTGAAGATATACATGTCCAGTTTGCATCAGTATAAGCCATGATAATTGACTCCAAATGTTAATTCGTTAGTTACACAGATTCATCGCAATCGACTTCGATAATACCTTTGTTATCAATTGTGATAGCACCGGCTGAGAAAATACCATTTACCAGCCATGAGGTTTCACGTGGCAAATAGTTAATTTCTGTTCTGAAGTCATGACCAATACCCATACCAGTGGATTGTTTGTGCCATGCAAATGTCTTTCTGATATCACCTGTTAACGGCAAGCCACCTTCAGTCATTTCAGGAATGATGATTACATTAATACCGAGATATTCACGAATGAATCCCTTATCCAGCACACGGTTTTGTGTGTAGAAAGTAGAAACAAACTGATCCTGCGCCAGTAATGATCTGAAGTTATTTGCTGACATTGCAACAAATCTTTCTGGTAATGGAACAGCGTTGTTATCGAAGAACTCTATGATCTGGGTATATTTGGTGTAAGTGAAGTTAGTACCACCATCTACAATGGTGTCGCCGGGGCTGACAGCAAGGGAATTGATGATGATCTGATCCGAACGACGGCCTAATGCATTTGCTACCAGCATTGCGTTTTCCATCTTGGCATCAAAGTTAACGGTTAGTTCCTGTACGGTATCTACTGCAGTTGGTGCAGTGTACTTTTGGAGAATCGCAGAAACCTGAGTATAACCGGGATCTTGAATCACAACAGTTTGCTGGTAACCAGTTGGAACGGCCTGAATCTGGTTTACCTTACGGAATGAAACAGTCGCACCAATAACATCACGTCGTACGCGAACAGTGTCACGTAACAAAAAACCAAGAGATTGATATTCAGCTTTAACAAGGGCATCGAATTCTATTTGTTGGACAGCGGTCAAGGAAGTAGACATGGAAGTCTCCTAATAAATTAATCAATAAGTTCTTTGACTAAATTTGCTTAGGGCTTACCACGCTTGATTATCCCTTCTCAGAGGTCATGTGTTAAGTTATCCAACCCTTCCCGATTCGTCAGTTTCAGAAAGGTATTGGATAATAATATAGCATGTTATGGGCCATTCTTGTCAAGAACGCCAGAATTTCTACTGGCAACCTCAAGTCTTGACTGAAGATCCTTTCTGTAATGAGGATCGGTTTTATACTTTTCAAGGTTCGCAGATAATTCAGATCTTAAATCATCGAGTGTCGCAGAGCTGGATGTTCCACCATCATTGCCGTTAGGTACTACAGGATTACCGCTCATCATTTTACCCCTTAATTCTTCAAGTGCCTTGATACCATCCGCGCTTCTTATACCGGCAAGTGCTTCATATGATTCCTTGCTAAGATTTGCCTTTGCCCAGTTATCAAGGGTTACCAGTCGTTCTTTCGCATTATCGCCAAGCTTTTTTGTCTCTTCTTCAGGATCAATAGAGAACTCATCCATGTACTTGTCGAATGAATCAACCATCTTGTCCATGACTTCTTTTGGAACCCTGTTGTTCTTTGCAAGCGCAAGAAGATCCTGAAAAGGCGCATAGTCAGCATCAAGGAATTTCGATTTATGAAAATCATATTCCTCTGGATCGGTGAAGAATTTCTTTTCAAGTTCCGAATAACTCCGTCCAAGATCCGCTGCCGTTTTAAATTTCTCGCCTAGCCATGCTGGTCGCTCACCTACACCTGGTACACCTTCATCTATAAACCACGATGGGTTTTCATCTGTCATTTGCCAGTCTCCGCCTTGATGCGCTGTTCATGAGACATAGCAGCATGTCTTATCATCCGAACGAAATCCTTAAATCCTTCAGCCCAGATAGCACTCGTTGCAAAGTGTGGAGAGTTTCGATCAGCCATTGGAGGTATGAGATATCGCTCAGTGACCAGCTCAATGAACTTTCTACCCATTTCATTCATGCGAAAGAGTTCATAGCAGAGCTTATCGAGAGCCACTAGATCAGGCTGATTTTTCATCTTCTCAATACTTTCGTTATAACCTGCGCTGTAGTCTTCTTGCTGCAATAACGGATTATCTTTTAATTCCATGCAGTTTCCTTTTATTGACCTGTTGTGACGATTGGGTTAGCCGGATTTTGTGGTTGTTCTGGCATCATACCGGATGAATTAGCCAGTTGTTGCATATTGTGCTGGTTCTGTACGTTCTGCATTGTCTGTGCCACTGCATTAGGATCATTGAGATATCTCGCATCAATCTGCAATGAATCAGCCAGTAGATAAGGCGTTGTTGCCGGATTGATATAAACCTGCGTTGCTTCTGGCCCCATGATTCCCTGCATGGTTTGAACGAACTGGATAAACCTTGCCATGTCCTGCTGTCCTTTAACCAGTGCAAGAGGTGATTTATATCTGAAGCGAATAGGAACACCATCCATTACAGGTATGGGTAAAATACCCATTTTGTGGGCAATATAGGCAAAACGATAGAAGATAGGTTCAAGACATTCTTGCTGCAGTCTTGAAAATAACGGGCCAATCTTCTGGGCAAGGTTTTGTTGTTTCAGTGATAACTCATATGCAGTCTGTGGTTGTATACCACGTGCATCCTGTGGTTCTTCTGCAAACAATAATGCCTTAATCTGCATTCTCAAATCAGCAATAGTAAACTGAGCAAAGTTGGGATCTGCACTGACAGGTAAAGGTATAAGTGGGACTTGCCCGCCAGTTCCAATCGGTGCAATAGGTATGATAGTGAAAGGTTCAAGCTTAAAAGTATGAGGATTAAATACCGCATCTGAGAATCCCATGTATGGACGGAAAGTATTTAAGTTAGCTGAGGCTAATTCGATACGCGCCATCTCATTCAGCGAGATGATGGAAGGCAATGCTTCCATGACAGGGCCACGGCCCCACGTCTCATTATTCGTTTTCTGGAATCGCCAGATAATACCAGGATTAGATTCAAGCCATTCCGAATAAAGAATTCCTTCACCTGCCCACACAGCATAAAGATAATTCTTTGGTTCATTCGGAAAGTACGAAACACCTTCATATACATTCTTTACCTTGGCATCAAAGTCACTCATGAGATCAGCGACAAGATCAGGCGTAAGAACGATTTTAGGCCAGCGTGTATTTAGCTCTGATATCTTCAGGTTCTGCCATGTTCTATACCAACTCTCTACCTTACCGTTTACAGCTTCCTCAATTGCAAGCTTATCCATTGGAATGGATGTACAAAGGAAAGGTTGGTCATCACGATACTGGTTAATCACAAGTGCTGAAGTGCCTACGCACAAGTCGTAATAGCATTCATTAATTACAACATCAAAGTTTGAACCATGAATGAGACTAAAGAGATGACGGGTATATTTGTTTAATACTAACTGGGCATTCTGCAGTGTTTTAACATCACGATCAGCATCATCAACCATTGCATCATCTACTTCGAGAAATCCCCATTGTGTTTGTGGGGGTGTCATTGTCTCGTGAAGTTTGGATACGAAGGTCTTAACACCTTCCACTGCAGTTGTATCATATACGCGCGTGTTCTGTGCCGTTCCCTGAAATTCCTTACCGGGTAAATAGTATCGGTTACGGAATGGAATGGCATAAAAAAAGGATGCCTGCATAATAGGAATCCAAAGGTCAGCCACGTACTTTGCAGCGTTGTAACGCTTGCGCAGAACTTCGAGTAAATTATTCGGTGTTCCTAACGTGCCTTGACCTTGATCTGTATCCATTATGCAGTACCTAATTTAGAGGGAAGGGCTGATCCACTACCAAGTTTGTTACTGGAATCAGACTGGCTACTCATTAATCCACCGCGACCGCTACGATTTCTTAAGCCACGAATCTGCTTTTCTTCGATACGTCTGCGTTCAGTCTCTCTTTGCTTTCTGGCTTCTTCAATGCCTTGCCTTGTCAGATCGGTTGCATCTTTGTATGCCTGAATCTGTGCATTAGCTAACGCTGCAGCATCACGTTTATCTGATGCAGTTGGTGTACCGGTTACTGCGTGATAGGCATCGGATACCGTACCAAATGGATCAGTGGTTTTACTAAAGAAGTCACCTATTGCACCTCCAACTCCACGATCAGATTTACCGCTTAAGCCATGACCTGTTCTTGCTTGCGAACTAATTCCCATTCCTTGTACATCAATAAACTTTGGCATAATACTTTCTCCTATATCCAGATATGAACATATATTGTTTTCTCAGCGAATTCATGCGGTTCAATCTTTCGATCAACGTAAACAATCCGCCAAGGTATGCGGATCTTTTTACGGAGTTCTTTTATCTGCGAAAGTATTGTTGCCATTAGAATTCTCTTTCATGACTGCCAAGTCTGCTTTCAACTGGTCAATCTCTTTCTGTAATTCAAATGCCTGATGTGCGCTCATGCCTATATTTACAGCTTCCATTAACTGCTTAATTTCACCGGCTGTAAAGTCACCTGATGCAGCTTGTTTAAGCAGTTGTGAATAGTGTTCGTTTGGCTTTGCATTGGGATCAAGAGTAAGTCTGATACGTGAGTTCTTTCCTATACCGAATCGTGACCACCCTATCATCTTCCAGTATTCAAACTTGTTATTTGTGGTTCCCGGAAGATTTATCTCGTCTTTGATCTCACGACCCATCCGTTCCCAGTTCTCTCTGGAAAACATCTTGGCGAGACAGTAGCATTCGAGAAATAGTTCATATTTATTTAACCATTCATAGAAAGTGCAATCGGGAATCATGGATTCCACACAGAAAGCACTATAGGTTCCCTTCTCTGGATTTGACATGATTGTCAGAACTAAAGCGCAATGCTTTGCTTCATCATATCCATCATGGCCAGCTTCTCTCTTTTCCTTTAATTTTTTGTATATCGCAAGACCGTCAATTGCCATATTTGACCTTTACCTGATATAATTGATCACATTATAATCTATATTTTAAGGAATACAAATAAATGCTGGACGCTGCACAACTCAAGCAACTAATCATCAAGCCAGCACTCACCGATTTAAATCTTTATAGCGAAGAAGCTGCCACTTTATTGCTTTTTACCTGCGCTGTCGAATCTGTTGGTGGAACTTATATTCATCAAGTTAATGGCCCTGCTCTTGGTATCTACCAAATGGAACCAGCAACTTATAATGATATATGGGTTAACTTCATCGCTCACAGACAAGCTCTAAAGCTGCAGCTACTCCATAACTTCAATGCACCTGTCATGCCCGATGAACTCAGGATGATATACGATCTTAGATTCGCAACCGCAATGGCAAGACTTCATTATCTGAGAATCCCTGAAGATCTTCCTGACCCAACCTTTCATACCATGTGGGAATACTACAAACGATACTACAATACGGCTAAAGGAAAAGCAGATCAGGAGCATGCATTAAACTCATGGACTCGCTTCTTTAAATCCTGATCTCATGAAAGTGCTCATACAGCGTTTGAACCGTTACACGGTTTAAGCAATTCCTGCAGAGTAACTCCGTAACCATCTCAGTGGTTTCACTTCTAGCCCACGCTACTGGAATGTAATCGTGTACACCTCTATTCGCGCCACATGTCTTTATACGATCCAATCGTTTGTCATATTCAATCTGTGACATCTGTATCTCAGCCATCTTCATTCCTTAATGTAATTATAAAAAAACATACTTACATTATACCAGATTAATGTAACTACGATATTCCGCAGGCCCCGGTGAAGTACACGTCTGGGTAGAACGAAGGCAACTAAACCTCCGTGAAACCTCCGTGAAACCTCCGCTATTCCCGCAAGCAATAATAACCTCACAACAAAATCCGTCTAATAATAGGAAGATTACGAACGACGGCACATGCACGTTGGCAGACGTTCTTGAATTTTATACGCAATTAGCCTCACTTCGAGCTGTCAGGATGCATGGGAGAGTTGCGGGGCACCGGAATCCCAACTCACCCCCCTGTCCCCGGTTTATACCCCCCTCTGAATTTAGAAAAAGTGTGTAGAAATGACGTTTTTTTGGTTTGGCATATAAGGAGCGCGGGATCAGTGATGTGTTGTGTTCCGATTGAGTTGTGTTGAAATAGTTGCGAAAGAGTGTTGACTAATCGCATAGAACAGATTAGCATGATCGTGTTGTTAAGAATAACTGATAGGGAGAGTGAGTATGAAAGTAGTACATGTAGATGTTGAATGCAGACAGGAAGCGAAGGAGTTGTGCCCATGGGCTAAGTACATGAGCAAGGCAGCGAGTGGTTGGTGGATGTTTGATAACTACGAAGCGTGGATATGGTACGAATCTAATTAATTGATGATAGGGAGTGTGCGGGATGAAAATGAGACATAACGAAGCGTTAGGCGTGTTGGAGTTGGGAAGAAGTGCGAGCTTTGAAGAGATTAAGGCAGCGTACAGGAGAGCAAGCAGTAAATATCATCCTGACCGGAATCCAGCGGGATTAGAGATGATGAAATTAGTTAACGCAGCGTGGATGAGCTTGCAGGACTACGTTGCGAGTGATGAGATTAATGTAGAGATGGAAGAAGAGTTAAATCTGGGTGATGAGATAAACGCAGCACTGAATGCGATAATTCACTTGGGATTGACAATTGAAGTATGTGGTACGTGGATATGGGTAAGTGGAGATACTAAGCCACACAAGGAAGTATTGAAAGAATCAGGGTATAGATGGGCACCGAAGAAGCTTATGTGGATGTGGAAGCCTGAAGGGTGCAAGAGCAAGGGTAGAGGTAAGTTTAGTATGGATGAGATACGGAGTTCGCACGGTAGTGTGAGCGTGAAGGGTAAATCTTATAATCGAATAGCTGCTTAAGGGAGAGAGAGGATGAGTAATGATGTGGTGAAAGAAGTATTACGTAATGCATTTAAGCAAGCAGCGAAGAGTTTAACGTTGCAAGAGATACACGCAATAATGGCAATGTGCTTAAGTGAATTACATATTGAAAATATTGAAGAAGCGAAGCAAGAAACTAACTTGCGTGGTTGTATAAACGCAATGGCACATATAACTGATCCTGAAAAACATGATATTACCATTGAAAATGTAGACACGCGAATATTTGGAATATCAGATGAAGCAGAAGATATGCCAGCGGAGTTTGTTAAACCAATAGTTAAAGTAGATAAAGAATATGATTTAAGCATGGATAAATTCAACAAAATGGCTATGTTTTCAGACGAAGCGGACGCGAAGCAACTAGACGATGCACAACGATATAGAGATATTAAATCAACTAAAGAAGGGTACTAAAATGATTGGCTCATACAGCATGACTACAGAAACACAGCAAATAGCTGAAACAATCGAGAGAGCTATAGAAGATACAAAAACTCAAATGGCACCTGAATTAAAAAGAATTACTGAAAATATTTACCAAGGGTTAGTTGAGAGTTTCAATGACTATTTTAGCCAAGATAATAGCCAAAACTATCTTGAATCGATAGCACATGAAGTCAGGAATATCATGAAAAATCTATTGGCTGGTGATTTAAATGAAATAAAAGATTTAGACATTTTGTCTGAATATACTTTTGATAAATTACATGAAATACGTTTAAAAATATGGGAGACATGCGGGAATGAACTGGAAAAATGCATTATTAGCAATCAAAAAAAACAGATTGAGCAATTAACTAAAGAAAATGAATATTTAAATAATAGGAGTTATTAAAATGAAGAAAGTAATATTAGCAATAGGATTTATGTGGATTGTTGGACTAGCGATTGTTGAGAGTAAGGCATTTGCTAACTGTCAGAAGAGTTGCTACAGCTCGATGGGAACGCGTTACTGTGAAAGCAGTTGTTCTTAATGAAAATGGTTGAATGTATACAATGCCACGTACAATTTGAAGAAATAAAACTTGTCATCTATTACGCGAATGGTAAGCCGGTATTTTCTAAACATTGTGTGGCTTGTATAGCTAAAAGATGGAATGAAATCAAGGATAAACTAAATGAATGACCTTAAATCATTATTAATAATATTTTTAGCAACGTTTTTATTTGTGACGATGATTTTGGTAGGTAATGACGTAGTTGAGTTACGTAAAGACTTTTCGAAACTTGAGGCGCGAGTACTGGTACTAGAAACTAAATACGAAGTGAGAGGTTTTTAATGAAATGGAAAAAATTTGATGAGGAATTACCGCCTATAGGTAAACAGTTAGTAACCACTTCAAATGATGACGATAGATTAAATATATGTAGATTTGGTTATATGTTTGAGCATCAAACAGATCAAATGATATGGCCTAGAGTAATGACAGAAGAAAGGGTAAGAGAACAGATTGGCTATTGGCTTGAGTTACCACCATTACCAAAGGAGACGAGATGAACGACCTTAGAAGTGAGCAATTATCTTTGTTGATTGGTACAGTAATAGGACAAATTTCTGAATTATTAAATAGTATTAGTAATAATGATATGTCACCAACACAAATTTATAATCATTTAAATGATATCCATCAATCTTCAGCATTACAAGTGCATGAGCTTTATTATAAAGGAAATAAGCCATGACTGAAAAAATAGTACTAGATGATTGGATGAAAGAGGTGATGAGAACTCTTATTGATGATGAGCAATGCTTCCAAAAGATTGTCGATATTAGATGTGGTGTCGATCTTGATCTCTACAATATGAAATTAGAAATGGATAAGTTGTATGAAAAAAAAGAAAAGTTACAGACATTGATTAATTTCTTAAGGGATGGAAAATGATTACACCCGGAATATACCCAACACTCTCAAACGATAATTACCATGATGACGGCGCAATATCACGCAGCGGGATCAAGTTGTTTTGCGAAAGTCCATTCAAGTACTGGGCGCACTATCTCAATCCTGACAGGCCACCTGTTAAGCAAACAGAGGCTATGCAGTTTGGATCAGCATTTCATAAATGGATACTTGAACCTAATAGCTTTTATCAAGAATTCATATTCGAACCTCAATTACAAAAACTTCCTAAATGTGAATTATTGCGCAATGTCGGCAGGGAAGAATTTGATCGACAAAAGAAAATTAAAGATAATATAAGAAAATCTAATGATATTATCAAAGAAGAGTTTGCGGAAGTGGCCGATGGTAAAACAATTTTAAATGAAGATGATTATGAGCAGTTAACTCAAATGCGATTTTCTTTGATGAATCATCCTCAAGCTTGGTCATTAATCAAAGAAGCTAAATATGAAGAATCATACTTATGGGAAGATGAACACAGTGGCTTAATGGTGAAGTGTCGCCCAGATATATTGCGGGAGAATTGCATTGTGGATTTAAAAACATGCACCAGTGCGGATTCAAAAACCTATCAGCGTGATATGTATATAGGGGATTATCACACACAAGGAGCCATGATTCGTGAAGGTGTGAAGCAGCTTACTGGCGTTGATATTCCTACAGTTATAAACATATGCATTGAAAAAACTTATCCTTACGCCATAGGTATTAAAATAATCTCACCTAGTGCATTAGAAGCCGGTCATATGCGATTCAAACAAACGTTGCTAGATATGAAAGCGTGCTTTGCTAGCAATACATGGGATTCATACGAGATTGAAGAAGTGGAACTACCGAAATGGGCTGGCTGAATAAATTAAAATGTTATTTAACACGCCATGATTTTGATAAAGAGAAATATGAGAGAGACTTGAAATATTACTATGACTTTAACAACTATATTTATTTACATAAAGAAGAAGCTCTTAAACATATAATAGAGAATGATCCAAAACCATATTGTAAACGATGCAAACAGGAGATTGTTTAAATGAGCATCTTAAAAATACTATTAAAACTCACTGGCATGTTAATTTTAACTTACATAGGAGTAGCAATAGGAGTGAAAGGATTTGCATTGCCAAATTCAGCGGGTGCAGATTTATGCTTTGGATTCTCAATGCTCTGTTTCTTTGGTGTAATCATAATACTTAATATATAATCTTGTTATCAATTCTAACCATAAGGAAAATGTAATGCACGAACCACAAAAAACATTACTCTCAAATATTATTAAGCAAATATACGATTTTGTAGAGGAAAAATACCCTACTGATAAAGAAGAAACTTTACTAGGTGAAGAAGCTAATAAGAGAACTGCTATAATTCGCATGTTGCTTGTTAATTTAACGCTAAATGTAATTGAACTTTATTCTAACGATAAACACCAAGAAGCATTTGCTGTAAACATATTGGAATATGTAGGTTCTCTATCAAAAATGGGTGCTTTTGGAGTATCGGAATATGAAAAATTAAAGAGTGGCGAGGATGAATACAATGACTAATGAATTAATAATTAAAGATACTGGTGTACTTGCACGCGTTGAGTTGGACGTCCAGATAAGTACCGCAAAGGCATATCCGCGTGATCCGAAACAATCTCTTGAGAATGCCATATTCTTGGCAACGATGGATGAAGCGACTGCAGCGAGTTGTTTTTATTGCTTACCACGCAAAGAGAAAGATGGAACAAAGAAAGAGATTAAAGGTGGTTCCATTCGCCTTGCAGAAATCATGGCTACATCATGGGGGAATTTACATGCTGCTACTCGAATTGTTGAGAATGACGGCCAGCACATTACATCAGAAGCTTGCGCTTGGGATTTGCAAAGTAATGTTAAGATTACTGTACAGAATAAAATATCTATCCGGTTCGGAAAAGGGAAGGATCAGTATACAGCTACTTCTGACATGCAAACTGTACTCTCGAATGCTTCCAGTTCTAAAGCACTTCGTAACGCCATCTTTAAAGTCATCCCAAAAGCTCTTGCTGATCGCGTACTTGAAAAAGCAATGGCATTTGCAATTGGAGATCAACGAACTATTAACAGCAAAGTGTCAAAGCTACTCGACAAGCTGACAAAAATGGGAATTGATAAGCAACTGATTCTTGATTATTACGAATTGAAATCAGCTTCAGAAATTACTGCAGAAATATATCAGTCATTGATTGGTGTTGGTACTGCGATTAAGGAAGGCCATATCAAAATTGAGGAAGTATTCCAGATTGATAAAACGGATGACGACAAGATTAGTCCTGCGGAAAAGATCAATAATCTGCTACACTACAAAAAGCAGATTAATTCAGAGACTGGGGAAGTTGAATGAGTAGCTATTTTGGTTCGTGGACGAAAAAAGAAGATGTGATTGATGCATTTGATGTGAACTATTATGAGAAAAAGGAAATTGATAACGCTGATATCATCGTCGCTGTTTATTCTGAAGGAAGTTATGATGGTTCAGCATTTATTCTTTTTCGTAAGGACGGTCACCTTTTTGAAGTAAATGACAGTCACTGTTCCTGCAATGGTTTAAACAATTGGCAACCAGAAGTAACGACAAAGGAAGCTCTTTTGTTGCGTTCTAATGATTATGGTATATGGGCAGATTATGGTGACGAATTAAAACCGATCATTGAGGGTCTGGAAGTATGAGTAAAGGAAAGTTTATAACATCGAAACAGGCAGCGGAGAAGTTGGGCTTTACACCTGACTATATCCGCAAGATGTGCGTTGAGGGTAGGATTAAGGCGGAGAAACTAGGTTCGGTATGGGTCACAACCCTATCCGCTATCCGCAAAATTAAACGTCAACGTCACTCGAAGGAGAGCGGGAATGGAATCGGAAGCGAAGAATGAAGCTTTGAAGTTGATAGCTGGAGTTATTGAGATTCTTAAAACTCATGAAGTCTGGTCGCATGACGATATGATTGATATTTTACAGCAAGCAATCGATAAACTAGCTTCATGATTCACGTAGAACATTGGAGTATAAATTATGAACAAACTATATGCCTGGACTCGCTGCAGCATATGTCGCGCCTTCAGCTCAACTAAAACCCGCTGCGAGCATTGCGGGTATAGATACAGGAATAAATAGGTTTACGGTGGTCGTACATGTGATTGATCTATGTGATCGGTACCGATGGAGTAGATCGTCCCTAGAGGTTAGAAGCCTTGACCACCACCAGATTATGGCAATCGTCGTCTAAGTGATAGGACACTTGCGTACGCAGAGATGCCAGCACATTAAAACTGGCCGATTGCCAAAAGTTACCGTACGGGAATATTTTATATATTTCCGTGATTTTTGAGTTAAATATTACCGAGCGGTAACATTCAGATAACAACCGGATAACATAGAGGTAACGATGATTTATGTGTTAACCCCTTTTTATCGGGATTTTAAACAGGTCTGTATAGATAATAACTTAGTACCTAGTCCTGAAATTATCTGGGTAAACCATATGCAAGTATTGCTGGGAAGAAAGATATTTCCTTCCGATACAATCATAAAAGGTGATCAGTATTATTGTTTTGATCCAATCATGCATAATGCCATTGAAATGGAAATTACTTTAAGGTCGCCACATACCTGGAATCATGAAAAAGCTAAAAAGAGGTAACAGATGGATAATATATGGCAACATGTAAATGTTGATGACTTACAAATAACTGAAAGACTTAAAGTTGATGGTGGTTATCTTTACCGAACAACAATTAAATCCCATATTCAACCTACTTTTGCCATGTCATACGTGCCCGCAATTGATTTAACGCGCTACCAAGCTCATTTACGCGACGCTTACAACAAGGGGTACTCTGATGGGCAGGAAGATGCGAAGCACGGCGTAAAGGGTGAATAATAATGAAATTAAATGTAGATGACATGAATATTGAAGAATTAAAACAAGTAACCAAAAAATTAATCGAAAATATGTGTTTTACACATGATTTAATTCTGGCTCTACAGGATAGAGTTTTAAAACTTGAGATGAAAGACGTCTAGCGATATCAAGTTGGACATGACGTCTATAGTGGTCACGTTCCAGGGTGAGCCACACAACTCACCCTTTCCCGTTTTTTATGACCACCTAAATATATTACTTCTTTTTCTTGCCTTTCATATCATCTTTTTTCTTGTCGTCTTTTTTCATTTCTATCCCCTAAAGTTTAAATGTACATTAAACTAACACAAAGCATTAAAACCCTACATCCACCGCATGTAAAGGAAAAACAATCCCATGAGCCATTCGAGACGCGAACAGTACCAGCTTTTTAAATCAGGCAGTGAACGCCAATATGACGATAAACATGCAAGCTCAATCCGCTTCTTTCGACAAACTCACAAAGAAAAAGTTGAGCCTGAAATCGAATATAAGCCGGTTAAAAAGAAAGTTGGATGCTTTGGAAGATGAGATAAAAAGACGCACCTACAAAGTCAGTGGTCGTAGTGTTATACATGAATTATCCACAGAAATTGTGGATAAGTCGTGAGTGATATCGCACAAGATTAAGAGGATAACTTGTTGTTTTAACTGTATTCGAAGGAGTAAGATGGTGGTCTTGACGAGAGCGTGGAACCCTCGTCAGAGTGCAAGATTCGCTATAAAACGCTGCAATAGACAACAGCATTATAGCGGATATGACGGACGTATCAACTATTTGCTGAAGGAATATCTGATTGAGTAGACGAAAAAAGATTAAGCAAACTTTTCAAGAAGAAGGTCAATTCTTAGCCTTTCCTTATTCACTGCTAGACCATCCTGATTATTTATCACTTTCATGGGCTGCTCAAAGTCTATTAACTCACATGGGCAGACTTTTTAATGGGAATAATAATGGTGATATTTCTATACCAATTTCAA